TCAGTACCTTGGATACCCATTATCAAATATGCAGCCAAAATTGACTTTACATTCATTTCTGGATATCCCCTTCTAACATTAGCGATAGAATCATCTCCAAATGTTCGCAAACAAACAACCTCGCGAAACAATTTAGTGGTGTTCGGATAGTAATAATAATACGCCATGCGATAATTTAGTGAGTTGACGATGCAACCCAACATGGAAGTTACAGGTGTTCCAGAAGGAATGATACCATGTAGAGCTACCAAATCCCCACTTACATTAACTATGGAATATAATAATGCATGTTTAATACAAACCAATACGTTCTTATCCTCTTGCGACAAATCGCCGACAGATAAAATAGGATAAAAGAGTAAATCAATAGCTTTGCTTAAAATCAAAAATTGCGTAGTAAGATCAAACGCTTTCAAGTCTAAAGCAACTATATTCAGAGATTTCTCATGTCCGCATAGTTCATTGCACATGTTATTCCAGTCTTCACCGTGTGGGTTTATGCCAACTGTAGTCTCGGTGTAGGGAGTGTTTAAACAATAAAACCTGCAAGTAGTCAATAAATACATCCTGACTATCATTTGCATAGGTGTAGGGGCCATATAAAATGACCTGTTCTTTCCTTCCTCTATCTTGGTTTCTAGGGTGGCTTCGTTTTTCAACATTTGAATACACATTTCATAAGTCATTTGCAAATTTCGCATTTTCCCTAATGTGTCTCTAAATTGTACCATTACGAAGGGCTCAAAAACCCAAGACCCGTTTACTTGTTTGGCATATCTGTTTTTTGCGCCAGGAAATCTAAAATCAAAGGCAGAAGACATGTTTAGTCCTCCTAAATATCTTTTCCCGGCAACACCATTTACTACTTCAAATTCATTTAATAGGCGCAACTCTTCCTTCCAAAATTCTGGATTCTTATCAATAGCCTGCTGTAAACTCTTTTCAAAGTCTTTCGCGGCTAATTTAAGTACTCGAGTATGTCGTAAAGGTCTCTTACTCGCAAAGTTGCGAATTAACCTTCTCTGACCATGTCTCTTGTCTCCATTAAAAACGAAAGGTGGTGCTCCCCATCTATCTTTAACTCCGAAGCGTTCTAGTACATCTTCATTAATAGGTGTAT